CCTCTAATGCCTTAAGCTCAACAGTCTCCAAATTGAGCTCGACATAAGCTTTAAACCTATGCCACCCGCTACTCCACAATCTGGAGTAGCACGGGTTGATATAGTCCCAACACGGAGCTATGGCAACCCGCTTTTGGTAGTATGGACGATCAACTCTTTCAATGATCGATCCACCCCTAAGGTGCCCACTGAGAGCGGTGAGAAAGATTCCGGGATGATTGTTAAACCACCTCGGTCTCTCTATCGGCCGCTGATCAACGGCTAGTAAGCTAATACCCTTGGAACGGGGCTCGTATCGATAATACGCGATACTCCCTGTTTTACGGTTACGAGCTAATTCGCCTAATGGCAACAAACTTTGTGGAACCTTCACTCCGGCCGTGTCGGCATCCCAAGGCGGGATCGGGAGTATTTCTACCCTCGATTCATCCAAAAGATACCGAACAGTTGCAGAGAGAGGAACCTCATGGTTTGAAGACCAAACGTTGAGTCTGTTGACCAGTGAGTACACGTCCTGCTTGCTACGAAGTGTTTGACAGTAAATGCCACGCACATCATAGCCGCTGAGAAAATCAGCACCGCAGGACTCGCGGAAGGGCCCAGTCGCAAAGGACTTGTCCATGTTCACCGTAAAACCAAAGCGACCTAAGAGGTTGACTACAAGATCGTAAGCTTTCGCTTCGACTATGATGTCATCCCCAAAGACGCCCCAGTTGGAACGGTGATGGTAAGGTTTATATGCCGTAATACCTAAGGCACTGTAAACCCCAAGTACAATGCAACTAAAGAGCATCGTCTGGAGGGGAAATGTAAAAGCATTCCCCATCGACGACACCATATGTAACGGAACGGAACTACCATCCGGTAGTTCGACCTCGGCACTACGGAACTCCATCATAAGTGCAAGCACGTATGGTGGGGTAATTAACCGTAATAAGCCAAGGCCTATTGAGTCAGATGCGTTGCTTAGGTCAATAGTACCAAAAGCCCCGCTTTCTGATCCAATACGCGCTAGGATCCTGTTCCTGCCTGGCTGTCTAGCTAAGTTTATTCCAAACTTCGCTAGCAGTTCAGTCTCGAGACAAGATCCAAAGCCCTTCTGAAAAAGCATATTCAGTAAGGGTTCCGTACATATGGTCCTTGAAATTCCGCTTGTCTTAGGGACAAACGATAACCGGCTACCTCGAACCTCCTTGAAACCCCCGTAATGGCCTGACCTGATCTTTTCGGTCTCGAGCCAAAGAGGGTATTTGGAGATTTCACGCTGGTAAAGCGTAAATAACGACTTTCGAGTCCCAGTCAAAGGCCCTGCAGCTATCTTTCGATAGAAGTCAGAACCTTCGACACCGATAGATGCACCGGGACCAGTCATTATCTCCTTAGAGATTTTCTCTAAGTTGACAATGTAGTCCCCGCCAGGGTTAAACCAGAAGTCATAGAAATGACGAATGGTTTCACCGATTGAGATTTCTTCAATCTCACTGACATTGGTGCGATCAATTGGCGACTTAATACTACATTTGGTATTAAAGTCAAGGAACTTAGTGAGAGCAAGACTGTCTGCATCAGCAGATGTTTCGTCCTTGAATTTCTTCAAGAGCGTATCTGCCAAGGTCAGACAGGCGAACTCACGTCCAGAGATACCAGGCCAAGCTCTTTCTCGAAGATTTCCTTCGAAGAAGGCAGCATATGGCACGGTATTGAGGACCTTACTAAGGTCGTTAGCGAGGCAACAATAAAGAGCGCGGGAACAAAGGTTCACTAGCTTCTCCTTATAACAACCCGCCTAACAGTATGTTAGGTTAGGGCAGCCTAAATGTTTGGCTACAGGATCGAAAGCAAGACGGAATCGCCAAGCCCGGAACTCTGGGCGTAAAGCGTACCGAAATGCGCCGACATTGCAGCTTTAACATTTGCGGAATCTGCTATCTCTGAGCCAGCCACTACTTCAATGCTCGTAGTAACGAGCATCGTCGCATATGGTTGGCCTGCGAGAGGAAGAACACCCTTACGGGTGATCAACTTATACACATTCCGCGGTACCGAGGTGATGACTCCCGTCGTCGGGTTCGGCTTACCAAGGGTCTTAATGACCTTAGGTTTGACGAACGTCAACGTAAACGGGGCCGTAGCCAGGTGAGAAAATACACCTGCCTGCGTACCGCCCAACGAAGTAATGGCGTATTGTTTACCATTATTATCGGGGGCAGTGTCCTCAACCGGCCCATAGGTTGGAGAGGTAAAGTTTACCTGATCGCTCCCAGCAATGGGAGACGCTGGAGTCCACGACATGTGGGTTCCTTCTATGCCAACTGGCAAAATTCCTCTAGGTTACTAAGCTAGAGGGAGTGGTTGAAGTAGATCGACAGGTTAGACTGCCCGCATTAACGCATCTACGAAATCTGAAAGAGATTGAGTTAAGCTGTGATCACCTTTTTTAGGGGTGGTTTCAACCTTACTCCTCCGACAAATTTCGCAATCTGATGCATTGTAAGGGTGTGTCTGGAGAGAGACAGGAACGTTGCCGAACATGTCGTTGTCGACGTTACGTATCCAATCAACCGTTGCCTTTTCGGCATCGGAATCATGGACGGTAATAGCGATACTAACTAATCCGGCTTTCATTTCTATCTCCATCTTTTAACTTGCCGGTCCACAAGGGAACCGAGTAATAGGCGACTACTTTTCAGTAACGGAGCTGTTCTGCGTTTTTGTGAATGGTGAAGTTTCTCACCTTAGTGGCAAGGTCCATGGATGATTCCAAGGCCCAAGCCATGTAGATAAAGAAGACTATCCAAAACACGTAACGCATAATAAGCTCCTATCGTCTACGACCCGGTCGATAATACGGAGTCATGGAACGGAATCCAGCAGCTAACGCAGCCATATTTATCCACTTTTGTGGACTGCCAGGAATCCTTACCTGAATATCAGGAAAGGGTAACGTGGCAAGCCGACGTCTGCGTACTAGACTATGTTCCTGCTCCGTGATACCCGCAGTCCCCCCAGATGTAATGAACAAGTCACCGAATACCTGCTTGGATCGCTCGATGTCTACAGCTGAAGAGAATGTCGCCATTCTCCTCGTGCGGACAGTCTTGCAAATCCAACGCAGATCCCCAGTGATTGTTGTTCCTGCATCTAGGATTTCGCCAACATTGACGAAATAGTCAACGAGAAAGGACCAAGGAACGAGTTCCCACACGGTTGGCACGAAATCGCGCCATCCGAGGCCAAGCATATTTTGTATGCCGGCTGTGGAGACTTGACCCGAGAGTTCCCTTCTAGAGCCGCACTTGTACCTGACTTCAACCTGAGACCAGACCTTACGTTGGGTTTTCGTAAGAACCTGACCAAAGGCTGTATCCAGGTAGTCGAGCTGCTCTTCTCCCGTTGCTATACCCGTGGCAGAGAAACTTCTTTTGACGAAACTGTTATCGCGGAGTCTCTCATAGGCTGTTACGCCATCTGAGATATCTGCGAGCAGTGGACGCCAACCGAAGCTGAACTCAAGCCAGGTATCAGAAAGAACTCGCTTTGCGGTATTAAGATTGTTAATACGCGGTCTACGCTTTTTGAGCGTAGCCTGATACTTCACAATCTCTTGCCGTAGAGTTCTAGCTGGGGACTTTATCATCCGAAGTGCTTCACGAAGCTCACCGAGAAAGATCCCACCCTGAAATTGGGTTTGATCCTCTCGAATGCGCCCGTAAAGATACTTCAGAGCACGGTTGTTTGCAGTCACCTCAAGAGTAGAGGAGATAAGAGATGGGTTGAGATCTCCGTATCCGATCTTTTGGCCACTAAAGCCTTTAGAATCGTACCGGTTGATCTCGCTTTTCGAGAGGTCTTCATAACCCTCTAGATAGGCATCGCCCGTCTCGTATTCGAAGACTTGCTTACTACCGTCAAAATCGGTAGTAGCATCGCCTCCGGACTTGATGATGGCCCTCCAATTCGGCAGCGAAGTACCGTACCTCGACCATAAAGTATTAACTACTTCAGAAGTCGAGGTTTTATTGACAGGCGTCAGTGGGACGTGATTAGCGTCAAACTTAGCTTGCCAATACTCGGTATTAACGCCGAAGAACCGAGGAAACTCGCCATACATACAAGAACTCCTTCTCTTTTAGGTTAAGCGGGGCAACAACGCCCGCCAGGGAACCTTTCAGGGACCCACTCATTTAGCTAGCCCCCCTCCCAACCTTTTTACAGGTTGATAGAGGGGGGTGTCGCGACACGAGTGT